GTTCCTTTGATACCAGGAATTACATTCACATACTTCATAGTCACAGGAGTCAACACTGCTTCGGAGATAATATCAGATGAAAGTTGGTCAACATAAGAACTTAGACCTGCTAAGTCATAGTTGAACGACATTTTTGATAATTTGTTTTTCATTTTATTACCTAATTTTTATTTATTGTTTAGTTTTTGTTTAGAGCCGCTCTCAATCTCTTGAAGGACTCTACTCTATCTTCTGTTTGAGAGAAGGTTTCGTTTATTGTTTTTTGTGTGAACACTTTTTGACCTGCTGGTTCCTTAGAGAACTTTTGGAATTTACCATCAAGTTCAATTTGTTTAGCAGAGATTGCGTCAATCTTTGATTCGATTTTTTTAAGTGCTTGTGAGAATAATTCTGCCACTTCTTCAGCGGACATCATATCATCTTCCATTTCCTCAACATTTTCTCTCTCAACGATTTTACCATCCTTAGTCATAACTCTGATTTTAACATCGTTACCCTCAGAATCTTTGAGAACAATTTGGTGTTCTCCATCTGGTGCTGGCGACTTATCACCATCTTTAACTACCATTAAATCTTCTCCCACATCGAATGTTGGGGATTCAACAATAGCACCATCTGCTGTTTTTGCTTCGGTAAATTTCTCCGCCGCTTTTTCATCTGCTTCGTCTATACCTTGAATAGTTCCACCAACGATGTTGATTTTCTTACCATTCTCAGTTTCATAAACGCCATCAGTTAATGCTGTAAGAGTTCCATCATAATTAACGAGTTTGGTCATCAAACCAACCATTGGTTCTTCACCTTCAACTCTAATCATCTTTCCGTCTTTCATCTTAACATCAGCAAAAGCCGCTTTCATATTCTCATCCTTGATAGATTCTTTTTCTTTCTTGTCTTCCATCTTTGCGTCAGGAGTAGCACCCATTTTAATTTTGGATACTTTGCCATCATCATCAACTTCGATTTCAGAACCATCATCAAGTTTGTGAACACCAGCAGGAGCAGGAATCATACCTTCTTCCGTTGCGACATAGATTGGAGCACCTAATTCTAAATCACCATCAATCTTAACTGCAATTCCTTGTTCAGTTTTTGCATCATAAAATTTTTGTGGAGTTAGATTTAAGATTTTCATAATCTTGTCTAATGCTTGCTTACTATTCATCTGTTATTGATTTAAGTATTTGCTTTATTTGGTTTATTTTTTTGTCTTCTTTTGAGAAAACCGATTTATTAGCGAATAATCCTTCAACAGAAAATCCTGTTAACATATTATCCTTAACTAATTTCCATATCTTCTTGTCTTCGACGCGCATCTGAACAAACCAAGTTCCCGATGGTAGTTCAAAACCATACATATTTGATTTGTCTTTGATGGGGTCTTCTGATACCCAAGATTCTGTGATATAAACTTTATCAGAACCTAACTTAATTCCATTATGTTCAATTGAAGTTTCATCAGTTCTTTTTTGTTTAAGAAACTTATCCGCCATTTTTCTGATGGATGCTTTTGAGAAATACACATAATACATATTCCCCAAATCATCATATCTATGAATCATCTTGTTTGGCACCATCGCCGCTCCAACAAGAATTTGTTTGTCTTCATCGGCTACTGCGAAAGTCATTCTCTCTTTTTCAAGTTGAGCCAACTTTCTTTCTGCCCACTTTAATCCTGCTTCACCACCCCAAGCGTCATACATCAACTTACCACAACCATCATCATATGATTTTGATTTTGTTAAATCTGTCTTGTGTCTTGATAAATAAGAATACATTCTTTTTAATGTATCAACTGAGATGTTTTCACCTTTCGCGAGTTGAGATGCTCTTTGTTTTCCTACGCCAGTTCCACAAGAACCCCATCCGTTTTTCTCTGCATATGCAACAGCACTTTTTGCTGCGTTCTTAACACCCTCAGGGTAGTCAGAAATTGAATCAACGAAATCATCCTCAGTCAACTTAATTGGAACACAGTTTGGAACTTCTCTACCATCAAGAATCTTAGTCCCGATTGGTTCATATCCTTCCCAACAAGCGTCTTCAAGTCCCATTTCATCTTTCTTAAAAAGATTTGGACCTGTTCTTGGCATACCTGGCTTCCATTGTTTTGATGGATTTGGTGAATTGATTGTCGCTTCTGTTCTTGTATCAGGTTGAAGATTTGATGATTGTGCACTTGTATCTTCTAACCCCTTACTTGATGAACCTGAATTTCTAATCTTACCAGTCGGTGCATATAATAATCTAACCCAAGTGTGGCGACAGTTAAATGAACCTCTCCACAAAAAGATGTTATAGAAACCAAATTCTTCATTAGCAACTGAATCAGTTAACTCATCAATATCTTCTTGTCTATAAACTCTATTCTTGGATAACATATCAGAACAGAACTGTCTGTTCTTCTCATCTCTTGGACCTACATACTTGAATCTAACTCTAAATTGGTCGTTATCTAAGAATGATGGCTCGTTTGGTTCTGAGAACCTCTCTTGGTTCATCTTCTGAACCATCATAGGTGTGATTTTTTCGACTTTAATTACTTCCCAACCTTCTTCTATCAATTGAGAATAAGGCTCTCCTAATTGGTCTAATTTTGGGTTGTGTGAACAGAAGTCATCTGCGACAATATTGTATTTGGGTTCTAACTTTTCAACTTCTTCATCGTGACCAAAAGCAATCCACTGCTCATCGTGAGCAGGTCTTGATACAAGTGAGATTGCTTCAATACCACTTTCCTCAAACTCATCATCAATAAAAAGTTCAATAATACGAGTAGGATTCATTACTTATAAATATTTGTTTTAATAAAATGTTCCAATTTTTATATCAACGAACGAGATTTAATTACTCTATCAAATTGTTGTTGATTTGATATATCTGTCGCTGTTACGAATGTTCTAATTGGTTGATTTTGGAATGTCTGTTGTATAACCTCAGCAATCCTTGCACTATTATCTTGTTGTGGTTGATTCTGTTTGTTAACCATTCCACCTACTGCGAATTGAGGTAGTGCTCCTGCGTCATTGATTGCAGTTAACAATGGTTTGAATAACTGAGTTGAACGAGCGTTAACAACGAACTCCCCATCACTAAGAAGTGCGGGGATTGAATCTGATGTTGATGTTCCTGGTCCTGATACAAATCCACCCTGAGCCATCTTCTTTGCAGCAACATTGATTATACCAGGAGGTTGGTTCGCTGGTTGTCCACCAGGAGCACCTGCTGTTCCACCACCTGATACAGGTAATTTGGTATCAACAATTTTCTTAACAGATACGAGACCACGAACAATTGCCGCTGCTGCGAGAGCGAATCTCAAAACTGTCGGCATTGGGGTAGGGTCTGCTAATACCTTGTTCGCAGAAACATATGTGTCGATGGTTGCAGAAGCGATTGCGAGTGCTTTACCCGCTTTTGTTTGTTCTCCAACAAGTGATGCAGTTGCAGATAAGAGTTGAGATACGGCTTGGAAGTTAGCCATCTTCGCATCCAACAATGCTTTGTCTACATTCTGTTGTGCTTGGTTATTCTGTTTAACAAATTGTAGATACTGAATTTCAGTAATCTTCTTTTTGTCGAATAGGTCTTTAAAGAATGCGAACTCTTGGTCGAGAATACCTTTTTCTTTGTTGAGGAGTTCAATCTGTGTTAGGTCACCTTCCTGAGCGTTAATCTCATTTTGTAATCTTTCCTCAGCGAATCTTTGTTGTTGTAGACCTAATATCTTCTGATTGGTCTCACCAATTATTCTTAGTTTCTCACCAGCAGTATATTGTTCTGACGCTAATACCTCTGCTTGGAATTGTTGATATAATTCAAGTTGTCTATCAATGTCGTTTGATACAACTGCTAACTCGTTAGCGAGTGCGTCTTGTCTGTCCTTCTTTCTTTTGTCTTCATCGGATTTAATTGCGTCAGCAAGTTGTTTCGCATACTTTGCTCTGATTACATTTTTCTCCGCTTCAGTAAGTTCAACATTCTGTAACTCAATATTCATCCTCTCATCAAGGAGAGTTTGAAGTTCATCAGTTGAAGTATTTGTTTTGTCTATTTCAAGTTGAATAAGAGCATCAAGTTCTCTCGCTCTTCTTTCAAGTTTCTTCTTCTCGTTTTCTTGTCTCTTATTCTCATCTTCTTTTAATGCGTCATCTAATTTCTTAGCATAGTCCTGTCTCAAAAGTTCCTTCTCTGCTTCAGTCATATTCTGACCAGCCATTTCCAATCTCATTCTCTCATCAAGGAGTTTTTTGAGATTTTCTTTTGAGGTATTGTCCTTGTTTACTTCAAGTTGAATCTGAGCATCAAGGTTTTTCTTTTGTTTCTCTAAGGCTTCTTTATTTCTCTTGTCCTGTTCATCTTGATTAGCCTTTTTCGCAGCATTTCTTTTTTCAAGTTCTTCCTTCTCTGTCTTGGTTAACTCCTTAGTTCCATCTGTGAATCTTTTGTAAGCCTCCTGAGCAGCACCCGCAGCATCAGAAACAGAGTTTTTGAGTTGGTCAAAACCTACTTGTGCTTGTTCGAAGTCGAGTGTGAATATTCCTTTCAGAATATTGATAACACCCTGACCAACATTTTTGATAAATGTGAATAGACCAAATAGACCAGAATAAAACATTCCAATCCCCTTTGTAACATAGGGGAGAGCGGTCATCGCTAACTCGATAAAGATATCGAGTAGTGGCTCCATAGCACGGAATATACCACCTAAGATTTTTTCAAATGCGATGAAGATTGGTTGTAATTTCTTTTGTGCTGCTTCACTCTGACTGAACGCCGCAACAAGACCACCGATAGCCGCAACAACGAGACCAATCACCGACGCTTTTAGAGCAGTGTTGAATGATGAGAAGGTAATCTCCGCTTGTCTAATCCCCTTACCCAATAGTCCCAATGGACCACCCGCTTTTTCTAAGGAACCAGCCCAATCCTCAGCACCGACCTTACTTTCTTCAAGTGCGTCTTCAACATCTCTGATTTGTGCAACGAGTTTGTTAAACTCTGCTGAACCAGCGGCAGTTTCTTTGAGTTGTTTTTTGAGTTCTCTTAACTGTTTGAGGGACGGTTCGGAGTTGATTTCTATATCAACATCAACTTCAATTTTTTTCTTACTTGCCATTCTCTAATTTCTTGGTGAAAAATTTAATGAACTTTATGTTGTTCATAATGCTCGGAA